GGCAGCAGTTACCCTGAAAGGCGAACTCGCCCTATTTGCAAAAGTAGACCCCGCCCAAAAAGATATATCAGTGCCCGCATTGGCAGAGTTAATGCCAGCAGAACATGCACCCGTGCCAAATTCCATGCGTGCGGTATTGGCCGCGCCCGAATACATTTTTGCGTTTGTTGCGTATAAGCAGCCGGTTGCAATGCACCAGCCGCCGATGCAACCGATGTTTGCGGTAATTGTGCCGGTTAAACTGACGTTACCCGTTGCCGCGTCGATGCAAAACGTATTCGTTGCGCCGTTCCATGCCTGAATACCGTTTGCATTGAAAAGAACGCCTGATACGGTGCCATTACCGGCATTGCAAGCCGTTCTGAAGTCTTTCGCGATAATCTGTTTGGCGGTAATATCGTTATTTTCAATCTGCTTCGGCGTAAGTTGTGCCGACCATGCGGTATATGCCGACGCAGAACCGTTCTGGTCAACGGCTCTAACGCGGTATTGCCATGATTTTACGTAGCCAAGCGTTGCAATGTCGGAATCGGTGAAAATGCGGGTCAGAACATTGTTGTTAATCGTAACTTCAGCGCCTGACGGGTATTCTTTGCGCTGAATTTCATAGTTTTTGAAGCCGCGCGAAACGGTGCCGCCGATTGTAAGCTGAATACCGCCGTTAACAGCAACGGTTGATAGTGTTGGTGTGCCTTGCGCCGAAATGGTTGCAGACGCGCTTGCGGGCGTTGCTGAATAGTTTTTGCTTGTATCTTTCGCGGCAATCCAAAACGTATAAGCGCCGGTTACATTTTCTTCATACTTAAATTCGGCGGCCTTTGGCTTGCCGATAACGGTTCCGGCAGCCCATGAAGCGCCGCTTCTGATTTCGTAATAGTCGATGTCGATGTCAGATACCGGCGTCCACTTCAGCAAAATACCGAATTTTTCAACGGTTGCAGTAAAGCCGGTTACGTTTTCAGGCTTTTTCTGCTTGCCGAGCAATGTTTGGCTAGAAAGCGTTGCCCATGCGCTTTTGAAAAGGCCGGTAGAATCTTGCGCTCTAACGCGAAAGTTGTAAGTTTCAGGCACAATGTTGATTATATCGACGCTTGTGGTGCTTACAAGATTCGGCGTAGTTGCCTGCCAATCAAGGCCGTCGATTTGATACTGAACTTCAAAAAAGTCGGCGCGGGCATCATCGGGGCGCGTCCATGAAAGGGTTGCGCACTCAAGAATAGCGGAGCCGGTTTGTTTCAGAAATTCAGAAACGACAAGGCTGGTCGGGGCGGGAATTTCGCCCGTTGGCATTGCTGAAAAATTGGCTTCTTCAAAGTTTAAGCCGGTTTCAATCTCATCGTATTTATTCGGGTTGTAAAGCATCGCAGAAACCTGATAAATGTTTTTCTCAGATTCTACAACACTGAATACGCGCCACTGACGCGGCTCTACGGTTTCTTTTTTGAGAAGCCAAGTCGCACCGGCAAGCGGAATTGTGGTTAATGACGCAGACGGCACGGTGATTTCAGCGCTCGTAGCGGTTACAAGCGCTGAAACATCAAGCAAAAGCTGCGTTTGGTCGGGTAGAGTTAAAGCAAGCTCTGAAGCGTCGCCGCCGATAAGCGTTACGGCGCGGTCTAGTGTGATTGTGTGCGTTGTATCTTCATTATCGACAATCGACACAATGCGCCCGAAGTTTTGTTCGGCGCTGTAGTTCGGGTCTGCAATGCGGATAACATCGCCGGGCCTGATTGCAAAATGGTCGAAAGATGCTTTATAGGTAACGGTATCGGGCGCGTCATTATCGCTTGAAATAAGCCACTTGCCCCAACGACGGGCAAGGCCGCGCGAGGTGCAGCCGAAAGCGTTAATATCAATCGGGCGGTAGCCGTATTTTCTGATTGCTTCGGTATCTTCGTAAATTTCTACGTTGAGCTTATAACCGTCATCAGGGTTATTCCAACTAACGCGGGCAACGGTGTGGCGGGCTTTTCTGCTTGCGCCCTGATAAGTAAATTCGCCGTTGATAACATTTGCAGGCCCAACGTCGATAACCGGGTCTGAGGGCATATCGGCGGTCGCGGTTATTGCGCCATTTGACCAATAAATCATGCCTCTGAAGGCTGATGCAATCGCGGTTAAAAGGTCATAGGCTTCCTGCTGCGAGTTGATAACGCAAGAGCAAGTATAACGTGCTTCTTCTTGGCCGTTAGGAGCGGTTACTGTTTCATCGCAATACTGCCCGATTTCATAAAGTGCCCATTTATCAATCTGTGCCGCGTCTATATTGCTGCCAAGGCCATAACGCTTGTTTGTCAGTAAATCGTAAAAAATCCAAGCGGGGTTATCTGTCCAATCAATTTTAAATGTGCCGTCCCAAGTGCCGGTGTATGTGCGCTCGTATGGGTCATAGTTCGACGGTATCTTAATTTTAAGGCCCATAACGTCATAAGCACGCGCCGGAACGCTGCCGCCAAAACTTTCGGCATCGAAAGTAAGCTGCATACCCGCGACGTTAGGCCATGAAAAACGGTTGTTGATTATTTCAGTGTAAGATAGCCAATAAAGGTCGTCTTGAAAGTTTGAGGCGACGTTATCAGCAGAAAGCCGGGCAACTTTAATATCCCACGGTGCGCCGCCTTCGGGCAGATCGACGTTATAGCTGACATCATAAGGCGCGACACACTTGCCCTCAACTTCGATAAAGTTGCCAGAAAGCTGTTTCGCGGTCGTTGGCGTTATTGTAGTTACGCCGAGAGTTGTATTTATAGCCCGAACTTTATAGATTCCCGGCGGCAGATTTGATACCGATTTTGTGAAGCTGCCGATAGTCGCGCCCCAACCAGAATAACCTCTTGACATCTGAGCAGGGGTTAGTGCGGGAATGTCTACGGTTGCAAAAGTAACCCAGCTGCCCCAACTGCCGCCCGTTTTTTTTGCGTATTGCCAAAGTATGTTTTTGTGATTGCGCCTGTCGCCAGTTACATTTATTGACAATTCAATGCCCGTCGCGCCATCGGTTGTTTCATCAGTCGGATTTGTAAGCGGCGTCCAAGAGCTACCCGCCATGATTGGCGTAAACGTGCCGCCGTTGGACTTAACATAAATCTGAAAGCGTATTTTACCGCCAGTTATATCGCCGGTGCTCGTGTTGGTAGTTGCGAGAGCCGGGATTCTAAGCGTAACCCTTGCGACATCAAGGCTTGAGTCTGTGATTGTGCGCGTTGCAGAGCCGTCGCCACTACCAGAACCTTCTGGGTTATCTTTTGTGATTTTAACGCCAACATTTACGGTGTTTTCAGAGTTTGGAAAAAGGCCGGGGGAAATCGGGCCGGTTGAGCCGGTAGGCAAAACGTATGGTATTGCCTGCATGTCGCGGGTTACGTCGAAGTTAGGAAAGTTAAACGTGCCATCTTCGTTCTGCACGGGTGTATCGTCGAGATAGATACTTTTCGCGCCGTTAACAAGCCCCTTAATTGGGCCTTCAGAAAGAATATCGACAATTTTATACCTTGCGCGTGAACGCAGTGTATTCGGGGCTTCAGTTGGCATTTTAACGGCTCCTTAAATGTTTACAGTGTCCATGCCTTGCGCGGCGACCTGAGAACCTATTCGGATGCGGCCATATACAAGCGGGATTGCGTTGCCTTGTTCAGTTGTATTAACCGCGCCCGTGAAAATATGCGATGCTCTTGTTTCTGCGGGCTCCATGCTGCTCATGGCATATTTCGGCGTTTTTGCGTTCATTTGCGCAAGGCCACCAAGGGCAAGAATACCGCCCATGATTGCAAGTTTTGTGGTTGTTACGCCAAGAAAGCCCGCAAAGGCTGCACCCGCCCCAGTAAAAGCAAGGCCGATTAACACAATTCCGGTTATGATTTTGCCAAGACCGCCGCCCTTAGAACCTGAAACGACGGGAATAAAATGCAATTCATCTTTTGCAAGTTGCACGCCGACGGTATTTTCGTCGAGAATCCAGCCCTTCTCTAATGCGCCTTTGATAACGCTGTAAGAATGTTTTGCAAATTCATCTTTAAAGCCTTTTACAACGTGGCAAAGCGCCTTAACCGCTTCGATTGGCGTTGCAACGTCGAGGCTGTAAACCTCGCCGAATTGTTTTTTCAGAACACCGTGCAAATAGATTTGTTTTACTGCCATATCAATTACCTATTTCCGGGGGCTTAGGCGGCCCGCCATTCGTTTCAAATGCTTTGTGCCGTAAACAGATATTCAAATGCCTAAACCATTTCGATAGACTATCTCTACGCGAGAGTTGGCCCGATAAATGGTGAATCAATTCGCGGTGATTGAGCACAACCGCGCCATGATTTACAATGCCGCGCCCTAGCACGTTGCCAAGAATTACATCGCCGGGCATGAGCTTTTCAACAGGTATAATCTCAAAACCTGCTTCTGCAAAGCCGTCGATATACTTATTCTCGCCATGTTTCCAAAATTCCTCATCGCGGGGAAATTCGGGAAGGTCGATATTATACCAAAGCTTATAAGCATCGCGAATGATTGAGAAGCAATCCATCGAGCCAGAGCGGTATTTACGGCCAATTAAGGCGGGTATGTTATCGCTACCCCAAAAGAAAAAATCAGTTAACGCGCCCTTATCTGATAAAACCGCGATACCCCAAGGTAAATCGGTGCTAATTTGCACTTTCATATCGGCTTTTGATGGGTGATTGGTGCCGTCGGGGTGACTGTGAAAGATTGCAATAACATCGCCCTCATTCGCTGCAATCTGCTTGTATTCCTGCATTACAAAATCAAGTTCTGGCTTTTCGGCTACGTTCTTACAAGCGATATAACCGCATGACCGCGTAAATACGCCGCAAGCCTCACGCGGGAACTCTTTTAAAGCGTGTTCGATTGCTTTTTTTAAATCTTTTTCGGTTAAATCTTTCGGTTGCCGCTCGTAGAACATATTAGAACCTTTCAAAGTTATCGTTTAAATGCGGTTATGCCCGGAAAGCCCATAAAAGGCAATTTCGCATAATCACCAAAACGCCTTTTACACTCGCTCAAACGCTTGCCGCATTTGTCTTTATCTATTGTAACACTATTTCCATCTACGTCATAATAATTAGCGCCATTGTAAGGGCAACCGCCGTCAACTTCTGCGACGTATTCAAAGGCCAAAGTATCGGGGTTATAGCGGCGGTATTCAAGTTGGCAAATATCTTTTAAAAAAATTCTTTTCGGTAGCATAACGCCTTCTTGGTCAAGCGTTGATGATAAAGTCCATTCAACCACCGATTTATTAAAAGCTGTTTTCTGCTCAAAATAATAAACTTCATCAGGAAAACGCTGCGACGGGTCGGCGTCGGGCTGACCATCAAGAAAACGCGAAAAGGTTTTAATGCGGGTTATTTTGCCGCCGATTAAATCATCATAGGCAAGCATGGCGGCTTTAATACCATCATTCGGAAATATTCTAATGCGCGGCGTCGGTATTGCGCCCCTGCCGTTCCATTCAAAGCCTTCGACTTCCATTTTCATCGGGGTATAAGTATCGCCATCAAAAACGATTGCATTATCGGCAAACGCGGTATTAGCCCAACGCGACACACCGCCGCCTAACACGGTTAAATCGACAACGAAAAGCTCGACCAGTTTGCCCGGTGAAAATTCCTGAACTGCACTGTTAATCGTATTTGTCATATTTCCCCTTACAAGTCATATACGCGGGTTAAGGTTGCAGAAACGTCTTTGCGGTCGCCTTTTGCCCATGTGTCAGAATACCGCTTGCATCGGAATTTATACGCCGTTGACTGACCCGGAATTGTGTAGTTGAAAGCCTCATAGCCGCCACGTGCATCGAAAAATGCTATGATTGCATCGGCTTCGGCAACGGTTAAATTACTCCAATTCAGCGTATAATCTGATTTCAGCGGGTTAATGCCGTCGGCGGCCTCTTGGTCGTAACCATCGCCAAAATTAGCGGTCAGAGTTCTGAACTGATGCGAGCCGCCAGAGCCTACATCGGGCCGAATGGCAGGCGTAAAGGTTTGCAAGCTCATGTTAAACTACCTCCGGGGCGCTTTTCGCGCAAAAGAACATTCATAACTACGTCGTCGATTGCATCTCTAACAGCCGCGCTGACCTTGGTTGCTGCGTCTTGATTCTGTTCTTCAGAACCGCCGCTGACGCTGATGTTGACCACGGGCGCTATAACGGTTGTGCCACCAGTGCCGACTGCTCTAACGCCCAAATCGCCTGAGCTTGTGCGTGTCAGGGGCATAATAGCTTCTGGCCCTGCTTCGCCCATCAAGCCGGTTCTATTTCCCGACATCGGGAAGAAAGAGGGCTGAGAAACCACGCCGCCGCTTGCAAAGGCTGTAACGCCGCCAGCTTGAAACGCTGCGCCCTTTGAAAAGCCACCGAAAAAGCCGCCAAGCAGACTATCAAGCGCCTTGTTTACAAGCATGTCCTGAACGCGGTTGGCAAGGTTGCTTAGGGCATCGCCTAAGTTTTTGCTGTTCATAATGGCGTCTTTGAAGGCGTAGGTCATTGAGTTGGCCCATTGTTTATGAGCTTCTTCGGCTTTTTTGGTTGCATCAAGTTCTTTTCTGCGAGCTTCTTCAAGTTCTTTTGTGCTTGCGGCAGAATCTTTTTGTGCCTTAATAAGCCGCTCTGCCTGTAAATATTCCTCACTACCAACAACTAGGCCATGCTCACGGGTTGCGTTGTAAAGCTGCATCTGAGTATCAATTTCAGCGACGTTATCGCCGTATTGTTTGGTTAATTCAAGGCGCTTTTGTTCTGCTTGTGATTGCTTTTCAAGCCCCTGCATATATTTTTCTTTTGCCATTTCCTGCTGTTTAAAAACTTCAATAGCCTTGTCTGATTCTTGCTTTAAAACAGCCATCTGAGAAAAAGCGAAAGACATAATGCCGTCAGTATCGTATGGCGATGATTTTACCGGCTTTTCTGCTCTTGTTGCGCCTGCTGCTTGTGAAACAGTAGCTGGCGGCGTAGTTGCGCTTTCGCCTTTTGGCAGCGGCCCAACAGAAAAACCACCGGCAAGGCCAAGCATGCCTTTGGTGATTTTATCTGCATAATCAGTTGCGCCGCGCAAACCATCGCGCACTTCTTTATTTGCCATCGCAGACCAATAATATTGAGTGTTTTTTAATTCGGCAATCTCTGCCTCAATATCGGCCCGGCGTTTTAATTCAGCGGTAGCCTGTGAAATTCTTGCGGTATCGGCTTGGCCCGCAAGATTTGCCATAGAGCCAGAATCTTCCATGCCAGCAGGAGCGCCGCCCGGAAAACGATTTCTTGCAATATTCATGCGCTTTTCGGCATCGCCCATAACGGTTTCAAGGGCTTTAATATCTTGCTTTATCTGGTCAGTAGTTCTCATGGTTGCAAGCTGCAACTCAAGCATGTGAACGCGGCCCGCTCTTGCAGCAGTGCCGTATGCGCCGGGCAGGTCGAGAAGGGCTTCTTCTTGTTTGCGGGTTTCTGCCTCAAGGTCGATTGTTTCCATTCTAAGCTTTGCGAGATAGGCAAGAGCGCCGATTGTAGCTCCACCGGTAAGTAAAACAAGGGCGCTTGTAAAAGCACCGGCAGCAACGCCAGCGGCGGCAAAAGCGGCGGCAGCGCCATAGGCCCATTCAGCAAGTTTTAAAACTATAACGCCGCCAATAGTTAAGGCAAGACCAAGCATAACATCAGAAAAAAGCGCGGCAGCTTCTTTATTTTTGCTAATTGCTTCAAAGGTCTGGTTTAAAGATTCAATCCATTTTGTAGATTCTTGTAAAAAGCCTCTAATTGCGCCTGTTAAGCCAAGGTCGCCAAGTTGTAATGCTGATTCCGAAAGCTCGCCGGTAAGTTTTTCAAAATCGCCTGCAAGGTTGGCAAGTTTTATTGTAGACATGCGCCTTGCAGAATTATCGGCTTTATCAACAACGCCGCTAAGCTTTTCAATATTCGGTATTTTATCGGTTAAGGCAAGAATTGCAACCGCGCCGCGTTCGCCAAAAATCTGAAATGCTTTTTCTGCATCAAGGCCCGCGCTAGCTAATCGGCGCACAACTTCATCGCCCTTAACAAGTTTCGGGTTTACTTGATCGACGGTAAGGCCCATTTCTGCAATGGCGCGGCGAGCAGAGGCAGACGGTGAAACGAGAGAGGAAATGGTAGCCTTTAAGCCTGTGCCAGCCATAGAGCCTTCAATGCCCGCGTTTGCAAGAGCGCCAATCAATACCGCCGTTTCGCCAAGAGTCCAGCCAACAGATTTTGCAACCGGGCCAACGTATTTAATCGCATCACCCATGCCTGAAATATCAGTGCTTGCATTTGTTGCTATTGCAGCAAGAATATCGGCGGCCTTGCCAGATTCGCTTGCAGAAATGCCAAAGCCCGCCATTACATTTGCGGTGATTTTTGATGCTTCTGCAATACCGATGGTTGCGGCAGCAGCCAAATCAAGAGTTGCGGGCAAGGTTGATATAATTTGATCGACCGAAAAGCCCGCCTTACCCAATTCGGCGGCAGCGGCGGCAGTTTGAGAAGATGAAAAAGAAGTTGATGCGCCAAGCTCTCTGACAACCTTTTCTAGCCTTACCATATCCTCTGTGCTTGCATTAGTCATTGCACGGGCATTGGAAAGCTCTTGCGTAAAATTAGATATTTCGCGCACGGCAAGCGCGGCAGTTGCGGCAGCAAAGGCTTTAACAACCAGCAGAGTATTGTTAATTTGCGATTTGTAGCCTTCCCATGTTTTTTGAGATTCTTTTATTTTGTTGTTGCTGTCTTCAAGTTTTTGTTTTAAAGATTCTATTTCTTTGCCCTGATCGCGAACGGCCTTCTCTGCCGTTCTAAGGGCGTTTTCATACTGCATTAAAGCTTGTTTGATTGAATCAATCTGTTTTTGCTTCTGAGAAACAGCAAGGCGGGCTTGACCAAGAGCCATTTTATACTGGTCAAGCGCCCCGCCGACTGAATCAAGTTGCTTTTGCTGAAGCTGAATAACCTTCTGAGCTTCTTTGATTTGCTTAGTTAAGGCTTCATTTTCTTTTGTGGCTTTTTTCGCGCCTTCAGTAACCTTTTTCGCCGCGTTATCATATTGCGCCGCGCCTTGTTGCGCACCGCTGGCATCAATGCCGACTCCAAGATATACTTCAGCCATAAGCCACCGCCTTACTTAGTTTTACGCCCTATCTTGCTTCTACTTTGTTCGATTTCCCGCTGACGTTCTTTGTATTCGAGCAGTTCGCAGTTTAACTCTGCCGAGAACGCCATAAGAAAAGCCCTGCACCAATCATCGTTAATACCGTAAAACTCGCAATATGCTTTAACTTCCGAAACGGGGATACATTCTGAATAGCCTCTACTGCCGGACAATTCGCCGTATGCGTTCCAAAACGGCTCGCACACTTGAGGCAACGATGGCGCATTAGCAAGCTTTTCATGCAGTTTCCCCGTTTCGTCAGTGTCTTTTTGAAAGACTTCCCATAATTCGCGGTAGTTTAATCGGTATCGGTAGAACTCTCTGGCTTTCCCAACAGTTCGTCGTCCTCTGCGTCTTTGAAATTCTGCATTTCATATGCCGCGTTAAAAACTTCAGAGAAAAAGTCAGGCATTTCTTTTGAGAGTTCGATAAATGCCTTTTTGCTGAAGGGAATCTCGACGCAATCAATCTCGACGCCCTTCCAATCGGTGACAACGTGGTCAGCAAATAGCTTAATGTTAATCGCGGTAAGGTCTGCCGGGTCTACGGTGCCCGCCTGAATCTGCTTTGAATAGGGTCTAAGCATTTTTGCCTGAGCAAAAGTAAAGTCTTTATTGGCCGTGCCAGCGCGTTTTACTTTAACTTCAATGCCGTTGCCGATTGAAACGAAAGTGCCTTCTGATTCTTTCTGCTTGTTGGTTCCGAAAAGTTTTTTGATATCCGCCATTTTTAAGTTCTCCTGTTTTTATTTAAAGCGGGGTATTGCTACCCCGCTGAGTTGCGTTAGGCTACGGCGCGGGTGATTTCGATAGTTGCGCCAAGGGTGGTGTCTTTTGACGCCTGCCAAGTGATATTCAGCATAACATCATCTTCATTGTTCGGGCTGAAATGGTCTGCGTCAGTGATTTTAACCGAAGGCATAGAGATTGAATACTTTTCGCCGGTAACCTTGCCGAGAGTTACAGCAAGCTCGCCGCCGGTGCCTGCAAGAAACAAGTCCATCATAGCCTTATTCTGAAAGTAGAAACTTGCAGAACCAGTAACCCTACATCTACTCTGCGAAATCCTGAGCAGGTCTACTGAACCGGCTACGGGTCTACCAGTCAGGCCGTTGTCGATATTGATAGTCATACTCATAAGCTTAGGCAGCGGCGAAAGGCCGAAAGCTTTATCAAGCACGAAAGCGTTAGAGGCGTCGAGAATGACGGTATCAGTTGCAGAGCCGAAAGAGCCGGTCGGGGCGGTGCCCGTAACGCCATTTTTGCCCGCAAAAGTGAAAGATACGGTTGTTTTGGCTTTTGCGCTGATATTGATTGCCATTGTGTTGACAACCATGCCCTTGTAAAGCTCATATACCGCTGCATCGCCGCCGCCAGTCTGCTTTTTCTGAATGTGAAAAGATTTCTGAGTAACGGCATTTTCGATTACATTAGTTGACCATGTGCTTCTAAGTGCTGACTCGATAAGGGCGTCGAAAGTGCCATAGCTAAATTCTGCATCAAACCCGCCAGAAGCGTCGCCACCAACCATAATTGAATCAGTAACGTTGCCGCTTGGCTCTATTTCTTCACTTTCAACATACTCACGGCCAATTTTCAGAGTTTCGCCCGTGAAGCGAACCGGGGTAAATACTGCCGGTGATGGTAATTCGCCCCATGTGGTTTCGGCCAAAATGCCGATTGTGGTTTCAGAACTGTTCATTTAAAAATCTCCTTTAAAGTAATGAATCCCGCTCAAACGGGGCAAAACAGTTGATTTGATAAAAGCCATTTTCAGTCTGCCCTATTATAACACTGTAGGGCGCGTCGAACCTAATTCCGGGCGTGTTTGCGTTACGAAAAATTGCACAAAATTTATCGGCTAACTCTTTTGCGGGAATTTCGCCAAGGTTTGATTTTGTGTAAATCTTGCAAGAAACAATGCCGGGATGTCGAAAAACATTAGCGCCGGGTGCGCCTACGCTGATTTGCTGTGCCTCGCCGTTGGTTATGAAAAATCTAACGTGATTAACCTGCTCACCGTTGGCGTCGGTTGGTATGGCCGAATTAACACCGGGCCACAAAATAGGCGTGATATAAACAGCGGGCGAGCCTTGTTTCCAACCCGCATTGAAAATACCGGCTATCGCTTGATATTCTGATTTGTAATTTGTTGGCGCTGTCATTTATTTGCCTTTTGTCGGAGTAATTTTCACGTTTTTGATAGATTTAAAGTATGTTTTAACTTCCTGAATACTTAAACGAACCATGCCGTTCGGCGCTTTAACGCTTGAGTGCCCATCAAACTCAATGCGCAAAACATACGGCATCGCGTTATTAATCCAAACTATCTGCCCGATTTCAAGATTGTTCATTTGCGCAACACCAGATGTGAAAAAGGCTAATTCGTCGGGGGCCATAGAATCGCCCTGATTTGCGCTTGTTTTGCGATTGGCTTCAGTCTTATCTTGCTGACCAACGCTTATCGTCCAAGAGCCGCGCAAAATGCCTTCATCAACGGGTGTTTTTTGCATTATTCGCTTGTAAACTTCAAGTGCAACCCATTTCTGAAAAGCAACAAAAGTTTCAGGCAGAATCTTATCTTGAAAAGACTTCATTTCTGCGATAAAACCGTCGATTTTATAGCTTTTCTTTGCCATTAACGCGCCTGCACAACATAAGTCGCGCCTGCCGGGTCTTTTGTAACCGGGCTGACAACCTGATAACGCCGTGAGTCAGTAGAACCCTTCATATAATCGCCAATTTCGGGCACAACAGCCAAGCCTTCGGCAAGTATAATGATTTTGCGGTCTTCCATTTTAACACGCTCGCCGTCGATTTCGTGGTATTTGAAGCGGGTAACAATGGCCTTGCAAGCGGTGACGGTTTCAGTGGTAATTGAAGGTTGCCACGGGTCAGCGCCGGGGGTTACAGTTTTCTTAATGATAGAAAAATCGAGAAAAATACCCTGTAAGGCATTTCCAACGATTGATTTTATGCCACCGTCTAACAAGCCCATGATTAGCCGCCTAACTCGATGTCATACGATGCAAGCCCATCTGCACTTGCGCCCGCGATTAAATCAACTAGAAGCCCATCAATGGCCGTGAATGAAGTGGTCGAGCTTGCGCCTTCTGAGTATTCGACTTCGACGGTATCGGCTTTAACTCTTTTGATTTTGCCGCCCCGATCGAGGTCTGGCATCATACTGTTCGGGCTTGCAAGCTCACGCAAGGCGGCTTCACAAACAGCCTTTTTCAGTGCAGTTGGTATGGTATCATCGGCTATTTCAACATCGCCAACCCATACGCCTTGCCGGGGCCATTCAAGCTCTTGTGTGCCGTATTCAGTCTGAGAGCCTTCCCATTGGCCCTTGTAGATTGAATCAACCGCCTGAGTCGCGCGAATAATTGCAAACTGCTTT